GCCTCGGAGAAAGCAGCGAGATTTGCCCACCGCTGGTTGCCGTGGCGACCTTCCCGGTAAACACGGACAGATGCGAGAACCTCATCCACCGTAGTGGAGAAGCCCTCGCTGTCCTTGACCCGTTTTGTGCTGATAATGTCGGCAAAGCCATTCATTTTTCCGAAACTCATGGTCACACCTTCCAATCCCGGTCGAGCCGAAGCAGAAGGTTGACGGTGTTCCAGACCTGCTGACCCGCCTGCACATTATCAGCAAAAAAGCCGCCGGTGCTGCCGTCCCTGGACTCATAGAAGTGGGATGACAGCATAATGACGGCTTGTTCAGTTGTGGCGGGCATAGCGTTTTCGCTGTAAAAGCCCGCAGGGATATGCTGATAGCTTTCTGCGTATGAAACGGCGGCGGTGATGTAGCCCTTCAGCAATGCATCATCCGCCGCATGGTCGAGAATCAGATTCTGTTTGACTTTTTCAAGTAAAGCATCCATCACCGTCACCTCCCATCATTACGCAGTTGCCATCTTGAGCAGCTTGACGGCTTCAGGGAGAACCAGCTTGCCGTCCACACGCTCCTTGGCAACAAAGCCAACCATACCGTTGCCCGCGAACAGTTCCTTGAGTTCAGCGAAGGAACGAGTGCCACGGTCACCGATGTTGTAGTAGCTGTAGTCACCGAATGCGATGGCGGGCATACCCGCAGTCATCACAGGGAAATAAGGAGAGGTGTACACCTTATAGCCCAGGATGCGACCGGGTTCGCCATCCTCAACGGAATCGTGCCAGAGAGGATGACCATTCTGATCCTTCAGCTTACGCAGATAACCGATGGTCTGGTCATTGGTAAGGAAGGCGGCACTCTTACGATAGGGGCGCTTCAGAGAGTAGACCAGGTCGACCAACTCATCGTAGGTGATGTTATCGGCGGCAGCGGTAGTGACACCGATTTCAGCACCACCCTCGGCAGCAAGCAGGCCCAGGGGCTTGCCAACACCATCACCGTTGATGAACGCATCCTCTTCGGCATTGGCCAGACCCTTACCGAACTGAGTGATGATGTAGTTTTCCAGGTTGAAGGCGTTGTCATAGAGCAACTCCTCGGTTACCTTGATGGCGATGTGCAGCTTATGAGCATCCATGATGATCTGGTCGAAGGTAGCATCACCGAAGGAAAGCTGACCGCCTTCCTCAATCCAGGCAGCGGCAGGCTTAGTACCTGCGATGTTGATCTTATGCTCACCGCTGGTAGTGATGCGAGTACCCAGCTTACGCATGATGCACTCCTCAGTCAGAACATCGATGAGGCGGGAGTCGTACTCTTCGGGAACGAGGTAACCACCGTGAGAATCCACACCCACAGAAAGGTCGTTGCTGATTTTGCGGAAGTTGGAGCGAAGAGCGTCCAGAACCGCATTCTTGTAAGCCACGGAGCCACGGCCGGTCTTGGGCTTATCATCATCGGCACCGTTCATAGGCTTACCAGTGATGGGAGTGGAGACGGGCTTTGCCAGTTCAGCATCGATAGCCTCACGGCGCTCCATACGCTTGATTTCGTTGGTGATGGCTGCCAGTTCCTTCTCCATGCCGGTGTAGGTGGCATCGTCCTCGGCAGACAGTACACCCTTGCTGTCACGATGGGTATCCAGGAAACCGTCCATAGTGGCAAGCAGCTTAGTGCGCTTATCGCGCATTTCAATGATAGTCATAAGAAATTCCTCCATTTTAGATGTAGTTTTTGATGGCATTCAAATTCGCTCTGAGTTCATCCACAGAGCGACCCGTGCGTTCCTGCACGGTGGTTTTGGGTTCGATGGCACACTTGTGGGCAATCTTATCCATAAGGGAATTGACCACATTTGCCTTGGAATACAGCATGGAAACCGCAGGCACTTCCACATCCTCGGTATTGTCGGAACGCTGCAGGATTTCATCAGCAAAGCCGAGTTCTACAGCCTTGTGAGCATCCATCCAGGTTTCCGCATCCATAAGGTGGGACAGCTTCGCACGGGACAGCCCGGTCTTGATTTCATAAGCATTGATGATGGAATCCTTAACGCTGCCGAGCATTTCGATGGCTTTTTGCATTTCGCCGGAGTCACCGAAGGCAACGGTCATGGGATTGTGAATCATCAGCATAGAAACCGGAGACATCAGCACCTTTGTGCCAGCCATAGCGATAACGGATGCTGCGGAGGCAGCGATGCCGTCAATCTTGACTGTAACGTTGCCCTTGTAATCCATCAGCATATTGTAGATTTGGGCTGCCGCCACGCAGTCACCGCCGGGACTGTTGATCCACACGGTGATATCGCCGGTGCCAGCCATCAGTTCATCTTTGAACAGCTGGGGTGTGACATCATCATCAAACCAACTTTCCTCTGCGATGGTGCCGTTGAGAAACAGAGTCCTCTCCGCCGGAGCCGTCTCCGTCTGTGCCTGGTTCTTCCACTTCCAGAACTTCTTCATCGGTTTTTTCCTCCTTTCCGCTATCGTTAGGGGTTGTATTTGCAAAAGCACCCGCATCACGCATTGGGAGCATATTGCCGTTAATGAGGTACAGGTCGCCGCCTTCTTCCGCAGGGATGCGGTCGAGGTTTTCCAGTTCGCGGATGTCATTGGCAGACATCCAACCGTTCTGGCGACCGATGGCATAGCCGTTCATACGGCTCTGATAATCGCCACGGAGCAGACCTTCCAGATTGAACTTCACGAAATATGCCGCCTTTTCATCTGCTGCCAGAAGCGCCCGCATCAGAGACTGCTCCCAACGGATGACCCAGGGGTCGAGGGTGTATTTCACGAACTCCAAGGACTGTTGCTCAATATTAGAAAAGCTCGACTTTTCCAGGTCGCCCACCATATGGGGCGGCACTCGGAAAATTCGAGCAATTTCATTGATTTGGAATTTACGAGTCTCAAGGAACTGTGCCTGTTCCGGGGAAATGGAAATCGGTGTGTACTTCATTCCTTCTTCCAAAACAGCAACTTTGCCTGAATTGGAAGATCCGCCGAACTGACTCTGCCAAGCCTCACGCACCCTGGACGGGTCCTTGATGGTGCCGGGATGTTCCAAAACGCCGGAGGGCGCAGCACCGTTAGCGAAGAACTTGGCTCCGAACTCCTCACAGGCAATAGCCATACCGATGGCGTTCTTTGCCATAGCAATGGGACTGTAGCCAACGAGACCGTCAAAGCCAAGACCAGGGATGTGCAGGACATCCGAGGGTTGCAGTGTCACCGCGAAATCCTTATTTTTAATGGCTTCATCTGGGCCACGATAATAGGTGTAGTACAGATGCCCATTTTCATCACGGTCAACGGACATCTTGTTTGGCATCAGCGGATAAAGTGCGATGATTTCATTTCTGCCGTTACGGATGATCTGTGCGTAGGCGTTACCCCAGAGGAGCAGATGGGTCATGAGGGTCTCGCGGAATACGAAAGAACTCATTTCCGGGTTTGGCTCATCGTGGAGCAGTCGATACAGCGGATGGTCAATGGCTTTTTCTTTACCGCCATCATCGGTGTATTTATAAAGGTGCAGCGGAAGACCCGCCACCGCCTCTGCCAGGATACGGACACAGGAATAAACAGCGGTCATCTGCATGGCAGACCGTTCTGTTACGGTTTTGCCGGATGTAGTGCCGCCCATAAAAAAGGTGTAGTTACTTCCGGCGGTGCGGTTCTGGGGCTTATCTCTGGATTTGAACAGCCCGGAAAAGATACCCATATCACATCACTCCCTTCAAATAAACAAAATGCCTCGGCTGTCATAGACCGAAGCACTGGTATCATTGCCACAACGGATCGCACGGTCGAGAGCCATTATGGTGGCAACTGCGCCGTCAATCTTTTCTGTGGATTTTTCCTTATCCGGCTTGATGTTGCCGGCGGGATCGGTGCGGATGAAGATGTTATCCATCATCCAGCGGAGAACGGGATGCCCGCCGTGGGCGACCTTTTCCTCAAGCACCAATTTCATCAGTTCTTTTGTGGGCGGGGACATATCTTTGAAGCCCTGTCCGAAAGGGACCACCGTGAAGCCCATACCTTCCAGGTTCTGCACCATTTGCACAGCACCCCAACGGTCGAAGGCAATTTCACGGATGTTATAGCGTTCACCCAGGCGCTCGATGAATTTTTCGATGTAGCCGTAGTGAACCACATTGCCCTCGGTGGTCTGCAGGAAACCTTGCCGTTCCCACACATCGTATGGCACATGGTCGCGCCGGACACGAAGGTCCAGGTTATCTTCGGGTATCCAGAAATACGGCAGAATGATGTATTTGTCATCCTCATCGGTGGGTGGGAACACAAGCACCAGTGCCGTGATATCCGTGGTGGAGGACAAGTCCAGACCACCGTAGCAAATACGGCCTTCCAGGTCATCTTCATTTACTGCGAACTCGCATTTGTCCCATAGATGCATCGGCATCCAACGGACTGCCTGCTTGACCCACTGGTTCAAACGGAGCTGCCGGAAAGCGTTCTCTTCGCCGGGGTTCTGCTTGGCAGACTCACAGGCATCACGCACTTTGTCGATGCCCACGGTAATACCCAGGGAGGGATTGGCTTTCTTCCAGGTGGCGGGGTCGGTCCAGTCATCCTCTTCGTCAGCGCCGTAGATAACGGGATAGAAGGTGTGGTCGATTTTCCTGCCTTCGATGATGTCCTTGGCTTTCTGGTGGATCTCATAGCAGATGGACTTGGTATCGTTGCCCGCCGTAGTAATAAGGAAGTACAGCGGCTGCATACGGGCATCGCCGGAGCCCTTGGTC